GGACCCCCTAGGGGGCCCCACATGGCGCTGATGCCTTGTCGACTAACGGCAACCTCTTCACAAGGATATATTGCTCATGACATCTCACATTCGAAGGAAATATTCTTATCCTAGTACCGCCACCGGCACGATAACCGAGGGCGATAACCAAAATGGGGATACTTCAGTCGAAGTGAAGTCGTATACGCTACATAACGAGTCCTTCATCGAGTACTTCGTACCCGGTGACGGTCCTTGTTATCAAACGGAAACGACCTCGACACCTCTGCCCTGGTCGGGCCAAGTGTCGCGGACCCCGTGTTATGTTTGGTGGAACCCTCATGGATATTCACGCCTAGCAGGAGTGCTAGATGGGCTTGTCCTTGATGCTGTTCCAATAAACGATTTGCCTGATTTGCCGTTTTCAACGACGGCACTTCTTGCAAAAACTAACCCGGGTAAGCCGAAGGTATCTATCCCTAACTTCCTCGCGGAGCTAAGGGACGTACCTAAGATGTTAGAATCTGGCTGGTTTAAGCAGATTCAGAGCAACGGACGCTCGGCGAACAAAGTTCAGAGATTCGGGTCAGCCTACCTTGAAGGTAGTTTTGGCTGGGGTCCTCTGATCAGTGATACGCTTAAAGCCTTCGATTGGTTTAAGGACGTCCAAAAGAGGTTAAACTTTTTAGACAGAACTTATTCCGCTCGTGGTGCGTCCGGGAGAATGGATTTTGGCAACGCGTCGGGCTCCCATACTCAGATCGGTAGAAATATGATCTGGGGATATGGAGATACTGAACACCAGTGGGACTTGTCCCAGTGGGGAACTGTACAATGGAAAGCCATTGGCTCGCCGCCTGCTGACAACCTGTCTAGACGTTATAAAGAATTTCTTCGTTATTTTGGTGTAGGTGCTCTCACTCCGACGCAAGTCTGGAATGCGATCCCTTGGACCTGGATGAACGATTGGTTCTTTAACGTGGGCGACTATTTACAAGCGACTGACAACAGTTACGGAGTCATTCCTGTAAATATTTGGCGTCATCTGAGACTTCACACCTCTCACAATGACGTTAACGTTGTCGCGCATCAGGGGATGTGCCCTTCCGAGGACACTATTACTCCTGGTGCCGGATCCGTGACGTTTAAATCCTACCGTAGGATTTCTGCGCCAGCTCCTAATATCGAATTCAGTTTGCCCATTTTAAACGGTGGTCAAATTGCGACTGCAACAAGCCTAATAGCACAAGCAAAACGCTATTAGGTTCAACCAACGAATGGACAATACGTTATGACTGATCTAGTGATTAAGGACCTTGCAGGCTCGAATCTGACGCTCAAGAAGATTAACCAGGATGCTTACTCTGGTGAATATTTCAAGCGTGTCGGTGCGACTGAGTACCGACTCAAGGTTCGTCACTCCCAGGAAAATCCGAAGCAGGGCTTGCCTATGAATCGCCACAATGTGGAGATTACGGCAACTACTTTTGCGACGGATGGAACTCCTCCGGTGATTGTTCAGGCCTTTATGGTCTTTCGCAATCCCCTCGGGGGCGTGGACGCTCAAGCAATTGCTATCACGGATGGCCTGACGGCTATCTATGCAGCAAATGAGAGTGCGCTCATGGGATGGGAAACGGATCTGGCGTCGCCGGCCTAACTCAGCCGACGATTAGTAGTAATACGCCAAGTCCTTTTCTGGATCAGTCCATAGACTCATAACACCTTCCTCAGTGGAGTAAGATATGATGAAAAGCTATGAAAACGTCCTCAAGGAAATGTACGACGGCATCTTTCGGGATGCAGTAGCACGATTCCCTGGGCTGAGCAAAGAGTTTAGTCGTGACAATCAGCGACTGAGCGATGCGCTCACAGCTAGAGGGATTCACCTTTACACAGTGGATCTCCCTAACCTCGGCAAGTACCTCGAAAGATGTCTTGCTAAGGAGACTTCGGTCTCTAGTGAGGTGCTTTCTGAAGATGAATTTCGAGCATTACCCTTTCGGGGGACTCGAAAAGGATCACCAATCCCCAGACTATTCGGGGGGTTATGGAGCCTAATCTTCGATAGCTGCACAGGCAGGGTAATGGACAATCCTGAGATTGACGCTGTATTCTTCTTAAGGCAGTTGTACTATGCTGCCAAAAAGTTGAAGATTCAGTGTCCTGACAAAGCGGTGTTCAAAGCCGTTCGTCAGTTCGCAGAGATTGAGGAAGAGATGCGTTTGCCTTCCCTTGACTGGGACGCAGACATTCTCGAGCTTGAACCTTCATTCGACGAGGATTTTCGGAGTGCTTGCGCTCCAAGAGATCTTCACCTCACTGATGGTTTAACTCAAGTCGCTGGACCAGAGGGTTCACCGCTTCCTATAGACTATCATCTGAAAGAGGCGCTCAGCTTCGTTCAGACTGTTTGTGACGTTGTTTCCACAGAAATGGGGATACTTGACGTTGATAGTCTTAATCCAAAACATGGACCAGGTGTAGTTGCTGATGCCAAGAAAGGGGATAAGTACCAGTTCCCCACATGGCCCCAGAAACTAGAGAACACGTTCAGCTCGTCAGTTTTTGCTTGCACAAACTTCAACGAGTGGGTTGATGTAGTTAAAGGGCTCGTAAATAAAGGGTTAAACCTTCATGAAGCGCCCTCCAAACTCATCCAGGTACCAAAGACGCAGAAGGGACCAAGGCTTATCGCCGCGGAACCTACATCGCATCAATGGTGCCAGCAGGCTCTCAAGGATTTTATTGAGAGTTCTGTTCCTCGTACTATGCTTCGTAGTTCTGTCGCTTTCGGGCGACAGGAGCATAGCCGAGAACGTGCGCTTACTGCTTCAGCTACTCTAGAGGACGCGACGATCGATTTGTCGAGTGCCTCAGATAGACTGAGTGCGTGGTTTGTGGAACGCGCTTTGCGGCGCAATCCTGGGCTTCTCAGGGCCCTACATGCCACGCGGACTCGTTGCCTTGTCAACAGTATAGACAAGAAAAGTGCAAAACAGTTTAGGCTGAAAAAGTTTGCACCGCAAGGAGCTGCAGTTACCTTCCCCGTACAGACTATACTGTACTCTTGTGTCTGTATCGGGGTATTGACCTACATTGAGAGCAAGTATAACGGCATAAACAACCGTCGTACTAATGTGGTCAAAGAGGCGCGTAAGTTAGCGCCCCTGGTCCGCGTATTCGGGGATGACATCATAGTCCCTACATACGCGTATAGTGCTGTCGTTGAGGTACTGCAATACCTCGGGTTACGTGTTAACCGTGACAAGTCTTTCTGGACTGGAAGGTTCAGAGAGAGCTGTGGCATGGATGCGTTTGCTGGCTATGATGTCACGCCAGCTTATGTAACACACGTCCCTTCCGACAAGTCGCCTGAATCTGTTATTGCCTTTGTGGACACCATAAACAATTTCTACGGAAAAGGTTTGTGGCATACAAGTAAGGCTCTGCAGTCGTACCTCGAGCGTCACTGCAAGGTGACGCTTCCGGTAATACGCATGGATTCAGGTCTCTTCGGGTTAAAGTCCTATACCGGGAATGAGTTTTCTAGGCTCAAAAGCCGATATAACTCTGCACTCTGTAGGACGGAATACCTTGTTACTGTGCCGTCAGGTACAGTTGAACGAGGCGATCAGCCCGGCGAGAGTTCCTTAATGCAGTTCTTCACTGTTTCTCCGGAAGCTCCTAATCACTGGAGTCAACTGGTTAAACAATTGTGTTGGGGGGATCACTCCTTCCAACACGGCTGGATTAAGCGAGCGGCGGTGAAAACCCGCCTACGGTGGACCTTCCTGGCGGCTTAGCCAGGAGGGGTTGGACGACAATC